CCAGCAGTAAGCACTAGCGTAACGGGATTAGGTAGTGGTGACTTTATTGAGATCACGAGCAAGACACACACTGGGTTTACTATAACCGCTAAAGACTCAAGCGGCACCCAACTAACAACTCAGACTGAATTGGACTACGTAGCTAGAGGTTACGGAAAGGAAATATAATGTCACAGAATGACTTTACACTAGCCAACCAAGGCTTCCCGTCTATGAGGGCTGATATGAACTCAGCTTATCAGGCTCTAGCTTCAAACAGTTCTGGTGCTACAGCACCTACAACTACCTTTGCTCACCAGTGGTGGTACGACACAGCTAACGACAAGCTGATGATACGTGACGCTGCTAATACTGCATGGGCTGAGTTTTCTTCTGGTGCTGGAGCAACTGGTGGTGGGGATGACCTAGTATTCTACGAGAACGACCAAACGGTAACTACTAACTATACTGTCGTTGCAGCGAAGAACGCAATGACTGCTGGCCCCGTTGATATCAACGCTGGGATCACAGTTACAATTGAAACAGGCTCAAGATGGGTGGTTGTATAAATGGCTATTGTATTAAACGGATCAACGGGTATAAGCACCCCTAACATTGACAGCGATGGCGCAGTAACGGCTAGTGGCATTACTGTAGACAACACTACTGGCGCACCAGATCAAGCACTCGTGACATTACAAGCGGATATGGGTGTCAGTGATCGCAATATGCAGATTAGAAGCCCATCAACAGATAGTGTCACTGAGCCTTTCCGCTTTACCACAGGTAACTCGTTTGCATTTGAGGTTGATACTAACGCCAGTGCCTTGGTCATTGATTCTAGTGCTAACGTGGGTATCGGCACATCAAGCCCGTCTGCCAAATTGGATGTGGTTGGTAATGCTGAGATTAACGGAAACTTGTCTGTTTCCTCGGCAGTACCAGTAATCAATCTTCTTGAGACAGACACCAGCAACCAGCACCGTATCATCGCCACTGGCGGCTCCCTCTACATTCAAGCCCAAGACAGCGATGGTACTAATGACGGCGACCTGCACTTGACGGGGTATGTTAACGCTGACCTAAATCTGCTAAATATCAAGGCTGTGACCACAGCAATGAATGGTAACCTCACAGTTACTGGCACAGTGACTGGTGACGGCTCTACTCTAACTGGTGTCTACGGTCAGGGGCAAACCCTGCAAGACATGAGCGCCTCACGGGTTTCTGGCACGTCCTACCGGAACACTACAGGGAAGACAATCTTTGTCGGAATTGAAAAGCGTGGCGGTGGTGGTGACTTGCAGTACTCAACTAACAACTCCACATGGATTAGTGTTGCTGGTTGGCCCAGCTCAGGCGGTAGCTATGAGGAGTATTACGCTGGTCTCCCCATCCCACACAACACCTACTACCGTATCTCATCAGGTGGCTATGAGAAATGGACGGAGCTTAGATAATGGAGACTGATATGATGAACAAGCACTTTATTGACAGCAATGGCAACTACTACGAATGCACTGACCCTATTGAGACCCCTGAGGGTCACAATGTAAGCACAGAAAAGCCCTCTGCATTCCATGATTGGGATAACACAGGTGAGGTCTGGGTGGACAACTCACCCACTCAGGAGGAACTTGACATAGCACTAGCTGCTGAAGTCCGTGCAGAACGTAACGCTGCACTAGCGGCTACGGACTACGTGGGTCTCTCTGACTATCCTGCGGAGGCTGGTGAACTAGAGTACCGTCAAGCACTACGGGACGTACCACAGCAAGCTGGCTTCCCTAATGCGCACACATTCCCAGAGGGGCCTTAAGTATGAGTAAACTAGCATTAACACCTAACGGAGCAGGTACGGGTACTTACACCCTAGCCTCTCCAAATAATAACGCAAGCCACACACTTACCTTGCCAGTGGCTACTGGTACATTGCTGACTAGCACTGGAGATGGTTCTGGTCTTACGGCTTTAACATCAGGGAACCTAACAGGCGCTCTTCCAGCTATTGATGGTTCTGGTCTTACGGCTTTAACTTCGGGTAACCTAACGGGTGCTCTTCCAGCTATTGATGGTTCTGCTCTTACTGGGATTTCTTCTACTGACTTTATATTCTCAGGGCTTAAGGGGCTTGCTTCGAGCGGTACTCTTACCATTCCCGCAGATTTTGCCTGCTTTCTCTACGTCGTTGGTGCTGGTGGTTCTGGTGCGGTGGTCGCCAGACAAGATGACTCCGCATGGGGAGGTGCTGCCTCTGGTGGTGGTGCTGGAGGTATGTCCTTTAGTTACATCGCACCCACTGGCTCAGACCGTGTATTGACCTGTACAATAGGTGCAGGCGGCTCTGGTCGCACCAGCAATTCCGGCGGGGGTATTGCTGGCCTTAGTGGTGGAACAACTACCGTCACAGGCACTGGCATTTCAGTCACCTGTGCAGGTGGTGCTGGTGGCGGTTTTGGCTACAGTACAGGCACAGCTTCAATTACTGGCGTAGGGGCTGCTGGTGGTACTGCTACAGGTGGCGACACTAACACCACAGGCGGCTCTACAGGAGATGTTACAAAGCCATCAGGTTCTGGGTACAACATTGGTGCTGGTGGTATGAGTAATGGCGGAAACATTGCTGCAAGCAGCGTGAGACGAACTACTGTTGCGTCCGTCTCAGCAAAAATAGGCGACGCCACAACTTCAACATCCCCGTTTAACCAAATTACAATCCTTCCCTCTCTGGGGTCTTTTGTCTACTCAGGCGCTTCGGCGCACTATACTGCAACAAGCGCAAATGGCGCGGCAGGTTGTGGCTCTGGTGGGACGTATGCGGGGTCGAGCGATAGCTCAACAGGCAACCGAAATGCTATCAGTGGCAATGGCGGCGTAGGAATCGTGTACGCATATTTAATGAGGAGTGCAACTAGTGTCTAATAGATATGAAATCAAGCAGGAAGGTGTTGTCATCAACACTATTATTGCTACCGAAGAGTTCATTACCTCTAACTTCCCAAGCGAAACCTATGAGGTTATCCAACGCTATACTGAGTCAGAGGTTCGTTCTGATCGTGATGATCGCCTTACAGAAGTAGACGCTATCTCTGGCAATGCTCTTCGTTGGGCTGCACTTACAGCGGAGGAACAAGCACTCTGGGCTACTTATCGTCAAGCACTGTTGGACGTACCACAACAAGCTGGCTTCCCTGACAACATCATTTGGCCTACACAGGAGGTATTACCATGAGTACTATAAATGTAGACTCAATTTCAGACGCTGCTGGAACAGGATCACCTAGCTTTCCTAATGGCGTATCGGGCAATGGTTCTGCTATGACTAACCTTACGTCAGCTAACCTCACAGGTGCCTTGCCAGCTATTGATGGTTCTAGCCTTACGTCTTTAACTTCAGCTAACCTCACAGGTGCCTTGCCAGCTATTGATGGTTCTAGCCTTACGTCTTTAACTTCAGCTAACCTAACAGGTGCCTTGCCAGCTATTGATGGCTCTAGCCTTACTGGGGTTACCTCTGCCAATCACATATCGGCTGGTTCTGTCATAGGCTATGCATTTTCTTCTACCTTCATTATCCCAGCCAACACACCTGCCTTTGTGTACCTTGTGGGTAGCGGCGGTTCTGGAGGAGTGGCGGCGAGGTCCGACTCTAGTTCTGCGGGAACTGCTGCTGCGGGCGGCGGCGGCGGTGGCGGCGCAATTAAGTACCTTGCCGCATCTGGCTCAGATAACACCCTAACTTTTACAATCGGCGCGGGTGGTGCTGGCAGAACTAACTATGCGCAAGCTGGAGCAACTGGCGGAACAAGCACCCTAACAGGCACTGGCATTTCACTTACCGCAAACGGCGGTGCAGGGGGTGGCTATGCATCGATTCTTGGTACTAGTGAGATTACAGCTTCGGGTGCGGCTGGTGGTACAGCAACAGGTGGTGACACCAATATTACTGGTGGTTCTACAGGTGACATCGTAAAAACCTCTGGTCATGGCTATAATGTTGGCGCGGGTGCTATGTTTAACGGCGGAGACATCGCGGCGAACAGCAGCCGCAACTCTTTTGTTACAAACACTACTTATGCGTATAACCACCTTACCTTTGCGCAATTACTTATAAGCCAAGGGGCCTACCTGTCCAGTGGTTCGTCAAGTGGCCTTACAGCAGAATCCGCTAATGGGGCAATAGGTTGTGGTTCGGGTGGCGCTGTCGCAATTTCCGATGACAATGACACAGGTTCGCGCAGCGGGAAAAGTGGCAACGGCGGTCAGGGTGCCTTTTATATCGTTTTGTTAAGGGAAGTAGTCTAATGTCTAATAGATATGAAATCAAGCAGGAAGGTGTTGTCATCAACACTATTATTGCTACCGAAGAGTTCGTTACCTCTAACTTTCCAAGTGAGCTTTATGAGGTTGTCCAATGTTATACTGAGTCAGATGTTCGTGAGGAAAGAGATGCTCTTCTTCTGGAAGTTGATGCAGTAGCAGCTAATGCTCTTCGTTGGGCTGCACTTACAGCAGATCAGCAGGGCGCTTGGGCCGTCTACCGTCAAGCACTACTGGAAGTACCACAACAAGAGACCTTTCCCTCTGAGGTAACTTGGCCCGTAGCCCCATAACAAAGGATAAACGAATGTCATATAAACTAGGAACACGTAGTATGCAGAGCCTGTCAGGCGTACACCCTGATATGGTTGCTGTAGTTAAGAAAGCTATTGAGATTACTGGAGTTGACTTCACGGTCATCGAAGGCATCCGTAACATCAACCGTCAGCGTGAGTTGTTCAAGGCTGGTAAGTCTACTACAATGAACTCACGACACATCACAGGTCATGCTGTAGACATGGTTCCTTGGC